GTTTTTTGCAATTGGCTTCATTCCTCGACGCTTTTTCCGGAATTGGTGGCGGCGCTGGCGGCCTTGTTCTCAACGGTCTTTTAGGCGCTTCAAGTGGCGCTGGAAGAATGGCTGGCGATGTCTTAGGCTCACTATTCTCTAAAAAATTGGGCATGGCCGCGGACTTTCTCCCGGGGCTTGGTTCGGCAGTTTTTTCTGGCGGCGCTTTGTACGATCTTTACAACAAGGGTGACGCAGGAGCTGGGGCCGTTGGAAGTGGTACAGCTGCTCCATCAGCCTATAACGGCAGCGGCGTGACGATTAATGTTCACATGAGCGGTACCTATGCAGACGGACATTCTGCTGGAACGGCTATTGCACACAATCTTAACCGCCACGCGGTACGACGTTCAGCAATGACTGCTTAAGGAATGGAGATAAATGGCAACCAATAACGGCGGAGCTGACACTAGCGGTGGTACCACATTCAACCCCGCGTACACTCAATACGCAGGTCGGTGGAACGCGGCACAAGCGTCAAAAACTCCCGTTTTAAATCGCCCTTCTGATACCGAATCTTTGCGTCGGTCCATTGCCCTTATTGCTGGCGGAAACCTAAATGCGGGTGTGCAAAATAAAGTTCAGCAGGTCAAGTCTGTAAGCAACTTTAATACGTTTACTACACAGACCATCATGCCAGATAAAACTGACCTCAAGCATTTTGCGTGGAATCTTCCACCACATCTTTGGAGTAGGCCAGTTGATCCTAGTCAATTTGACAATGCGATTGGTTATTCAAGCGCGTGGGACGGTGTTTCTAATCCTGTAAACCGTCGGGGTCGTATTTACTGGTACTCCCGGGTAGACACAAAAATGATGAACGGTAAAACAACCAACCTTGAAACTGGGCTTGACGATCCTCGCTACGGTTTTCAATTTTTGTGGAATCCTGAATCTTTTAGTACATCTGTGTCGATCAACCCAGATATCACCCCTAGTGCGAATGATAAGTTTGTTCAAGTTGTTGGTGCTTTTCCTAGCGGAGAAACACTGTCTGTTAGTTTGATTATTGACAGAACAAATGACCTTTATTGCCTGCGATCTCATAACCTTAAAGATAAGTACTTCACTACGAACTACGATATTTTTTACGAGTACTACAAGGGTTACTCTTGGGACTCTGCTAATGGGTCTAAGCCTGCGCGAGAGACATTTAATAATAAAATTTCTGCGCTGCAGACCCTTGGAACACTTGCAGATCTTGAGTACTTGTACAAAGCAATCAACGGTCCGGGTTGGAAGAACGCTGCTACTGGCCGTCAATCTTCAGACATTGGATTCTTGTCCCCTACGCTCTTAAAAATTGAAATTGGTCCTGTTGCGTATTTGGGCAATGTGGCTGGTATCAATGTTAATCATGTTGCGTTTACTAAGGGAATGATTCCCATGCGCACCGAACTCTCTATTGGTTTTAATTTAATGGCGACTGCTGGTCTATCGAGTAAGGCGTAACCATGAGCGATATTTACACAAGTTCCCGGTACTACAACCAGACTGTTGATTACATCTCGCTGGAAGAGGGCGGTGATGTACGTCCTATCGTGTTCTACCAATTTGATGATCTTCACGACAAAAACTACGGGATCTACACGTTTGCGCAGGGTGATCGGTTGGACCGTCTATCTTTTCAGTTTTTTAATCGCCCAGATATGTGGTGGGCAATTGCTGAGTACAACCCAGAGATACAGGATATTTTCAACATAAAGCCGGGAACTTTGTTAAGGATTCCTAATGTTTAACTATGTGTTGATTGATTTCCCTACAGTTACTGCTGTGGTGCCACCGGAGCGTTTGCTTTCTTTTACACTTCACTCGGAGAACTTTGCGCATGAAGTAGCGTATTTAACATTTCGCGATTGGGATATTCCTTATGAGGCTGTGCAACCGGGTACTCCTGTCTCTATTCTAATTCGAAGCCCTGAAGGATCTCGTAGGTTTTACTCGTACATTCATTACATTAACCCAGTTATAACTCCGGGCAGAAAAACTACGGAGCTTATGCTGGTGGGAGCATCGTACAAATTAAAGCAAGCCTCGCAAAGAATATTTAAAAATATCAAAGCGCATGAAGTAATTAAACAGATAGCTAAGTCTCATGGGTTTGCTGCAGATGTTGAACCTCACCCGCGCGTCTGGGATCAAATTGCACAGGCTGGGCACACGGATTTGGAGTTAATGACGCGGTTAGCCAAACACTCTGGCTATAACCTGCGCATTATTGGAACAACTGTTGAGTTCAAGCCGCATAACTTTGATTACGGAACTTTGCGTCCTAAGGCTCCCGTGTTCACTATGCGCGACCCTAACAACCCTCAGGGTTCTACTTTGTACTCATTTAATATGGTTCTTGGTGACGCGCTTGACTACGGCAGCCACATGAAGTCTGCTATTTCTGTTTCTGGTATTGAGCCGCTTACAGCGCAAGCAGTGACGTCAATTCAAAACGTTCGACAGCAGCCTTTGCGACAAAATTCAAACACTGAGATCTTTGATCGGTTTGCTACTAAGACCGTTGCACCCGGGTTTGCGCCTGCGTATTACGAAGCTTTAGCAGAGGAAGCAAAGAACCGTTACCCCTATAGGGCGTTGATTGAGGTTAGCGGCCACCCTGAGGTTTATCCCGCTGAGCCTATATTTCTTGAAGGTATTGGGCGGCAATATTCGGGTTACTGGATCCCGCTGAGCGTTGAGCACCAGATCTTTGAGGAAAGTACCAACAACTTTCGGTACACAACTGTTATGGAGGTTGGTACCGACTCACTTGGTACCGCTGCGCCATGGTCAGATGGGACTGTCACTGCTTTCTCTAATCCAAAGGCTAAAATAAAGAGGGCCCCACACACAAAGAAAAAGCAATCTAAGAATAGGACGGTGTTGAAAACATGAGCGCAGTTCCTTTTAAAGATTTTACGTTTATTAAGCATCGTCAGCCAAAGAAAAATGCCAAGATTGAAAAAAACTTTGCATACTGGCATCACGAACTGGCTGGGTTTGAGCCGCCTACTGAACAGCCTCGGAATAAGTTAATTAAGGACAGACTGGAGAATAGCCGTGTCCTCTTCTGATATGAACTTTAATGAAAACTACGACAAAAGGTTTTACGGTATTTATCGTGGGGTTGTTATTGACGCACAAGACCCACTAAAAAGAAATCGATTAAAAGTACAAGTGCCGCAAGTTACTGGTGCCGCTGTTACTAATTGGGCTTATCCTTGTTTGACTACCGCCGGGGTTGCTAACTCTTTCCCTAATGGTGTTTACGGGTCATTTCAAAGTTTTGTTGATCAATCTACACCCGCTAATGACACGGGCACCGCAATGACGTTAGATGTTGTGGACGCGGCTAATGGCGTAACAATAGTTGACGATTCAAAAATTATGGTAAATCAAACTGGTTTGTATAACATCCAATGGTCAGGTCAGTTCCAAAACACAAACAACCAGACTCAAGACATATTTGTTTGGATACGTAAAGGTAACGACGGCGGTACAAGCGAAGATGTCGTAGGTAGTACGGGTCTTATTTCCTTGCCAAATAAACACGGTGGTGTAAATGGTCATACTATTGCTGGGTGGAACTATTTAATTAACCTACAAAAAAACGATTACATTCAATTTTATTGGTTAACTGATGCGTACACTAATGTGACTTTACAAACTTATGCGGCAGTAACTACCCCGGCTGCAGCAATACGGCCATCTACAGCAAGCCTTATTGTCACTGTTACCCCTGTATCTACTCCACTATCTGCTGCGGGTAATGGCGTGTGGGTTATGTACGAAGGCGGGGATCCTAATTTCCCTGTGTGGATGGGTGTTTTTGGTGCAGGCGGGGACGTACCAACTTTCTTGCTTTCTGATTCGGTCATGGATGGGGGAAGTGTTTAACTATGGCTGTTGTTAGAGTCCAATTTAGGCGAGGAACTGATGCGGAGTGGTCCGCTAAAAATCCTATTCTTCTTGACGGTGAAGTTGGCGCAGTCACTACAGGAACTAATAAAGGTAAGTTTAAAGTTGGTGACGGAGCAACCGCGTGGAATGATTTAGCGTTTGCTGTCGGATCGGTTGGTCCACAAGGTCCACAAGGCCCAGCTGGTGCAGCTGGAGCAACTGGAGCGACAGGGGCGACAGGAGCAGGGGTAAAAGGTGATACTGGGGCAGCCGGTAGAGGTATTTCATCTATATCGAGAACCTCCGGCACAGGTGCTGCTGGTACGACTGATACGTACACAATTTTGTACACGGACGGTGGCATGTCTGTATTTTATGTATACAACGGTACTAACGGTGCAACTGGTGCAACTGGAGCAACTGGTAAAGGCATTTCATCTATATCAAGAACATCGGGAACAGGTGCTGCTGGCACAACTGATACGT